ATGTCATCCATTGTCGATGCAACAGGGCGCCCGGTTATCAGCGTTCTCAAAAAAACGAAGGAAAATGAAGAGATCTTGAGCCACTCCCACCACCTCGACAGCCGCTCCCGGGCGGTGGTCTATCTCTATCTGTTGTGCGGGTTTTCGCAGCGCCAGATCGCCGGCGCCTTCGGATTGAGCCAGCCGGCGGTCCTCAAAATCTTGCGGAAAGCGTACCGGACGATAGCTCGGGCGGTTATCAACGCCGGTAATACGGAAACGACGCACGACGAGAGTGAAGAGAGATTTTTTTCGGAAGGAAAGTAAAGTAACTAATGACTGTGCCATCGGCGAGGAGGATGGGGGGAGGGATCGGAGACGCGCATCAGCGTCTCGCCGGCGCCTCGCTCTGCACAGACAACTGCGATGTGTCGGGGACATGATTCTATCCTATCCCCGATGCGAATCGATCAGCGGACGGAAAATGGACGCAGCACGAAGAACTTGGAGACAGCGCACGTGAGAAGTCCGATCAAATGGGTGGGAGGCAAGTCGAGAGTGGCACGACGAATCGTCGCATCCTTCCCGCCCCACACAACGTACGTCGAGCCCTTCTTCGGCGGCGGTTCCATACTCTTCGCCAAGGAACCTTCCCCCGTCGAGGTGGTCAACGACACAAACAACTTCCTCGTGACCTTCTGGAAGGTCCTGCGCGACGGACGCAGACGCCGCGTCCTTGAAAAGCGCCTGGAGAACCACCTCATCTCGCGCACGCTCTTCAACGACTACCGCAAGAGCTCTTGGGAGGGTCTGGGGGACGTCGAGGTCGCTGCCCGTTACTACTTCATGGTCATGACGTCCTTCAGCGGCAACGCCTCGTGCCCCGATCGGGCCTCGTGGAGCGTCTCAGCGGTCTCCCGGTCGAGCTTCGCGCAGTTCTACAGGACCGACTGGAAGGCCGTCTCCGGTCGGCTGCGCTACGTCACGATAGAGAGTCTCGATTTTGCCCGCGTCATAGAACGTTACGACCGGCCAGGGACGCTCTTTTACTGCGATCCCCCCTACCCGCTCGATACGACCAGGCCTTACTACATGGGGAACTTCACGGAGGACGACCACAGGCGCCTGGCCGCCTCACTTGCCTCGATCAAGGGCAAGTGCGTCCTGAGCATCTCTGACCGGCCACTCGTGAGGGAACTCTACCCGTCCGGTGCCGGATTTCGCATCGAGCGGATCATGGTGCCCTACTCGGCCCCCAATGCCAATCGTGTCGGAAAGGCGGCACGGCGCAGGGCGGGCGAACTATTAATCTTCAACTTCTGAGGTGACACGTGGGCAGGCCTACGAAGGCGATGGGAGTCGCACAGGACATCTGGCAAGGCATGTCCAAAAAGGACGTGTGCGAGAAGTATCGCCTAGCGGCCAAGGACTGGGAGTCGCTATGCGGACGGGCACAGTTCACACAGGCCCTCAGTGACCTTGAATCGGTCTCCGTCACGCACGCTCGCGCGATCCTGGGGCGGGCGCTGCCGGAGGTTGCGGAGCGGCTTCTGGAGCTGGCCCGCGGCGAGAAGGAGGAAACTGCGCGCAAGGCCTGCATGGACGTCCTCGAAAGCGCAGGCGTATTCGAAGACACGAGGCAGGAGCCGGCCGAGGTCGGATGGGAGGACCTTCTGATCGCTCAGCAGCGCTCGCACGAACACGGTGAGCAGAAAGATGATCAACGCGCATGAATGTGCTCGACCCCAAGGAATTCATCGAGACGCTCCTGAAGATCAAGTCGAAGGAGCAAAGGATCATTCCGTTTCAGCTCAACCGGCCGCAGCTCGACTTCTACGAACGCCGGGGGCGGCGAAACGTGATGCTCAAGGCCCGTCAGCTCGGCTTTTCGACGCTCCTGCTGGCGCTCTACTATCACGACACCATCACGCACGAAGGGACTAACACGGTGCTGGTCGCGCAGAGAAAGGAACAATCAGCCGAGTTCCTGAGCATCATGAAGCTCTTTCTCGAACGCACGCCGAGGAGACTGAGGCCCGCCATCCGCTACAACAACAAGTACGAGCTGCGGCTCGGGCGTCTCAACTCCATGATCAAGATCGTCCCGCCCACTCGCAACGCCGGCCGGGGGCTCACCATCCACAACCTTCTGGCCTCAGAGATGGCCTTCTGGCCCTTCGCTGAGGAAACGTGGACGGCCCTCTTCGAGGCCGTTCCCGAAAGCGGCTCGATTACGGTCGAGAGCACTCCCAACGGCGTCGGCAACTTCTTCCACCAGTTCTACAACCAGGCCGTGAACGGACAGAACTCGTTCCAGCCGCTCAGATACAGCTGGGAGCGGCTCTACTCGGCCGAGTGGGCGCGGCTCAAGAAGGCGGAGATCGGGCCCCAGCGATGGGCGCAGGAGTACGACTGCGACTTCCTGCAATCGGCGCGACCCGTCTTCGCCGCCCGGCACCTGGCCCAAGTCTTTGCGCCGGCACACGACGCCAAGGAAGAGGAACCGGGCCTGGTCATCTATTGGGAACCGTCCCGTAGCAAAGCTTCCTCCTATGCCATCGGAGCCGACACTTCGGAAGGCGTCAGCGCGGGCGATTTCAGCGCCGCCACCGTTCTCGACTGCTCGACAGGCGAAGAGGTAGGGCATCTGCACGGCAAGTGGCCCCCGCGGGTCTTTGCGCGGAAGCTCAACGATCTGGGGAGGCGCTACGGCAATGCCGTCCTCGCAGTCGAGCGCAACAACCACGGACACGCGGTGCTGGCGCACTTGCAGGAGCTCGGCTACCCAACGCTCTACCACCACCGCGACTACGACGCTGCGGGCCGAAGCCGGGCGCGCCTCGGCTGGCCCACCACGGCCAAGACCAAGCCCATCCTCATTGACGAGCTTGAAGAAGCCGTGAGACTCGGGCTCATTCGACTCCACACGCAGGGCACACATGACGAGCTCCTCGTGTATCAGTGGCTCGACACGGGAAGCACGGGGGCGCCCTACGGGTACCACGATGACCGTGTGATGGGCCTTGCAATCGCCTGGCAGATGCGCAAGGCCGGACGCAGGGGACCAGCATTCAAGGCACCAAGGACATCTTCGCGACGCGTTTTTGGACCGCAAGGCAAGACTTCGATTTAGAGAAGTCGACAGGAGAACCGGCAGTGGACGAAAAGACCGCAACAGAAATACGAAAGACGGGACTGAAGCAACTGACGCGCACAGCGGGTCCGGATTTGACGGTGCGCATTCCGCCCGTGGGCATCACGCATTCGATTCGCAAGAAAATGCGCAAGGACCCGCAGATCGCACTGGCGCTGGCCGCCATCAAGGCCCCCATTGTCGCGATGGACTGGTCGGTGGAGTCGGAATCGGCCGAGGTGCGGGCGTTTGTCAAGGCGGTCCTCGCGCCGCTCCGGAGAAAGCTGGTGAGGGCGTCTCTGGAGGCCGTGGACTTCGGCTTCCAGGCATTCGAGAAGATCTACGAGATTCGCGACGTAAGCGTTTCTGACGAAGACGCTGCGTCCGAAGGCCGCCCGCAGGTTTTCACATTCCCGCGGTCGGTCGTGCTCGCAGATCTCAAGGACATCGACCCCGAGCAGGTTCGCATCGAGGCCAGCTCCGCCGACGGTTCCTACGCCGGTTTTACCCAGACGCTCGACGGCGAGAAGGTTTTCGTCCCCGCCCGCAAGAGCTTCATATTCACCGTGGGACGCCGCTGGGGAAACCTCTACGGCACAAGCCGCATCGACGCCGCCTACGAGGTCTGGCACTGGTGCAACATCATGTACAACTTCTCCAACCGCTACTTCGAGCGCAAGGGCGACCCCGTCATCAAGGGACGGGCCCCGGCCGAGGCCCGTCTCGACGCCGACGGCCGAGAGGTCAACACGATCGAGGAGGCCGGGCGCGTCATCGGGAACCTGCGCGCAGGCGGGACGGCGGTGTTCCCCGACGAGCGCGACGAGTTCGGCAACCTCCGATGGGACTTCGAGTACATGCTCGACGACAAGCGGGGCGACCAGTTCCTCGACTACATCACGCACCTTCAGACGCTCAAGCTCCGCGGTGTGCTCGTGCCGGAGAGGGTGCTGACGCAGGACAACGCAACCGGCTCGTACGCAATGGCCCGGGCGCACACCGACACCTTCCTGCTGAGCGAGGAGATCCTGGCCAACGACCTCATAGACCATATCAACCGCTACATCGTGGGCGATCTGGTCGCGCTCAACTTCGGGCCGGATGCTCCGCGCGCCTCTGTCACGCATCTCGGGCTGGGCGCGAGCGAATTGAAAGACGACAACGATCAACGCAGTAACCACGACTGAAAAGGGGAGGAAGGCATCGCGATGAGCAAGGCACAGATCTACGCCCTGGTGATGAATGAAGCGGAACCTTTCAAGAGCATGGGGCTTGCGCGGTTCCGCAAAGAACTCATCCGCACGGGCCAGTGGAGGCACCCAGCCGGCGACTTCACCCTCGAGGTCACACCCGAACGCATGCGGGCCTGGCTGGAACGGTTCCAGGAGATGAAGCGGGACGGCATGCGCGTTCCGGTCCCGTACGGACATTCGTACGACTCGCGCGACAACGCTGGGTTCCTCGAAGACCTCGAGGTCGAAGACGACCGGCTCTTCGGGATACTCAACATCCCCAAGGAAGAGGATTGGCGCAAGATCGGCTCGACCATCAAGGACGTCTCCGTCTCGATCAACCCCGACTTCGTCGGCGGAAGCGGCAAGTCCTACAGCGAAGTCATCGAGCACGTGGCGCTGACGAACTACCCCGTAGTGGCGGGACAGTCCGACTTCCAGATGGTTGCAGCGCACGAAGGGGGCGAGGATGTGGAAGTGCTCACTCTCGAAATGACCAGCGCTCACACCCCCGACAAAGCAGAGCACGACGAGGCCCCGGTCGAGGAGATCAAGAAGGTCCTGGGATTCGGGGCCGAGGTGAGCGCGTCGAACCTCGCTGAGCACATCCGCGCGAAACTCGACACGCTCACGCTCACCATCGCGGAGTTCGCGGACAAGGCCGATGAGCACAGGACTCAGCACGACTTCACGCTCAAAGAGCTCGGGCGCCTCGAGGACGCGGTGGCTCACGCTGAACAGGACAGGCTGCAACTCGAGCTGCGCGAGGCTGACGAGTACCTCGGCCGCGCCCTCGAGCAGGGTAGGCTCAGTCCCGCCATGCGGGCAACCGCCAAGAGGCTGCTTCTTCCGGGATCGTACGCCCTGGGCAGGAACGAAGCGCCGGCCGAGGCCGAGGCCGACGCTCGGCAACTTTTCATGCGCTTCGTCGAGATGATTCCCGAGGGGACGTTCTTCGAGCTCAAGCGCAAGACCAGACATTTTCCCATGCCGTCAGCGGCAGACGGATCAATGACCGACCAGCGAGCCTCGGAGCTCGCTCAGGAGAACCGGTCGCTCGTTCGGCAGACTTAGGTGTCGGGACCCGCCAGCTGGCGGGCACCATCGTGTTACCGACTCAGACTGACGCGTACAACAGGCAAACGTTTTCAAGGAGGTGAACAATGACTCAACTGGGTTTGGGGAGCAAGAAGACAAGCGATCCGAGCGAGTACAAGCTTTCGGATCACGCAATCGTCATCGGGGTGACCATCGACTCGGCCGCTCGCGACAGCGGGAACACTCCGACGACGACGCTTCGCAAGGGGCTCGTCCTCGGCAAGGTGACGGCCAGCGGCAAGTACAAGGAGTACGACGACGCGGCCATTGACGGCACCGAAACGGCAGTGTGCATCCTCGACGACGAGGTCAAGGTCGTTGACGAGGACGGCAACGCCGCCGACGCGGCTGCGACGGGCCTCATTCACGGCTACGTGGACGAATCGGACCTCATCGGAATCGACGCCAACGGAAAGACGGACCTGGCCCATGTCATCTTCGGTTAGGAGAACAGACCTCCGGCCAGCGGGCACGGGTTGAGAACCCGTGCCAACAGAAGACCACTCACACAGGAGGAAGAAGCAACTATGAACTTCGGAGAACTCGACATACTGCACTACAAGGTCCTGACGAAGACGGTCGAGGACTATGGGGACACCGATCTGGCGGGGCTGAAGCTCTTTCCCGAGCAGCGCATCGACGGCATCACCGCGAAGTGGGACATCCTGAGCCCCACGCGCACCAAGGGCGTGTTCCGCAATCCGGGCGAGCCCGCGACGAAGATCGAGCTCATGACCCAGAGCACCCAGTACGGCACCTGCATCCCGATGCTTCTGGAGAAGGTGCTCGATGAGGCAACGCTCGCGTGGCTGCGGCAGCCCGGTACAGCGGAGCAGAATAACGCCCGCGCAGCGGTGACGCGCGAGTTCCAGGACCTGGCCCGCATGATAGACCGGGCCAAGGAGTACACTATCTGGCAGGCGCTCACGGGGGCGCTCAGCATCAGCCAGGACAACGTCAAGGTCTCGATCGACTACGCGTTCAGCTCCGACCCCGACCACACGCCCGACGCCTCCGCGACGTGGGCGACCAACGCCAACGAGAACATCCTCACCGACCTGGCGATCTGGAAGAGGCGCGTCGAGCAGGATTGCGGGTACGAGGCGACCGACGTCTACGTGAACGACTCGGTCATGGAGCACATCCTCACCAACGACGAGGTCGTCGTCTTCCTGGGCGAGGCGCGGCTGCAGGAACAACTGGCCGAGACCGGCCACGTCAACCGCCTGATGGGACTCAACTTCCACGTCTACAACCGGGGCTACGTCGATGCCTCGGGGACGTTCGTGCCCTACATTGCGGACGACCATCTGGTGATGATCGCCAAGGACGCCCCGTTCCGGTTCATGCAGGTCGGCACGCAGGAGATACCGGCCGGTTTCAACGCGACCACGAAGGTATCGGGACGTTTCGCTTACACCGTCGTGGGGACGAATCCGCCCGAGGTGCGGGCCTTCGTCGGCGAGAACTTCCTGCCG